TCTACAACTTCATGACACCATTCACCGACAGCGAGTTTTTTAACTTGATGTCCCCTCTGGCTCAGGCTTCTCTTTTGTCTATTGACAACGACATGTTTTTCCGCGTCGGGAACCAGCTTATTTCGGGGAGGCCGCTGGTCGAGGCCGCCATCCCCGGACTTAACGGCGAGAAGTACATGTGGAACATGACTCCCGCCGACGATCCGTTTCCCCGCATGCTCGACCCCAACCTGTGGGACGACCGGGTGATGGTTCCCTACCCGGCCGTAATCTTCCCGGGAAATGCCAGCATCGAGTACGGCAGAGCGTCGATGGTCTCCAAAATCTCGGCCCTGACCCGTGGAAAAAAGTTTGCCATCGGAGGTTTCTCGCAAGGGGCAGCGGTGGCTAGTTCGGTCTATTTGTCCGGCCTTAAACCGGGCACGACGGGACCTTTAGAGTCTAGGAGAGCCGATTTTCTGGGTGCCGTGACTTTCGGCAACCCTCGACGCCAAGTCAACCACCGAGGCGCTGGCGGGCAGTTCGGCACCTGGTCGGGGTCATGGTGGGATGACAACGTGGAGATGGGTGCCGGAGGCTGTTTCCCCGACTCCGGCCCCCAGAAGAGACTGACCGGATGCGAAGACAAATGGGTGGATTTTGTCGCCCCCGGCGAAGTCATTACCGGGAACGGAACCTCCGAAAAAGAGTTGGAGTGGCAGTTCCTCTCGTCAATCATGATTGCGTCCATCGACCCCGCCGAGGCCATTAAGTGGGTGATAAAATCGGGAATAGAAGGACTCATCGACACGGTGTCTCAAATGATGAGCGGCGGGGCCTACGGTCGGGTCGGAAGAAACTACTTCATCGACGCCGACGGAAATCCTCGCGACGTCGGCGGGGGTGGTCATACGGCGTATGGGATTTGGGGACTCCCAAACTCCAGTGGTGTCATCCCCACCACCGACACGGTCATAGGGGGACAAACCTACCGCGCCCCGGTGGGGCAGACGATGTACCAGGTCGCCCTGGAATGGCTCAACGACCAGGCCGCCGAGTACACCAACGACCCTCTGGTCATCCCGCCGCCCAACATCCCCACCCCGGGATGGTCTACTACGGTGTACCCGCCAGCCTAAATCCCACCCCTCAAAGATAGGAAAATCCTGGTGTCAAAGAACCTGCGCATCATAGTCAACGGCAACGAATGGGTGAACGGCGATTTCTCTGAAATCACCTTCGTTGACGGCCCGAACGGAGTCAAGATCGAGGGCAAGACCGAATCCGCCGGTAGCGGCAATGGTGGCCTGTTCGGGATGCTGATGGGTAAGAACCCCGGAGAATCGGCGGCGGTCCCCCAGAAACGCACCATCACCCCCCGCACACCGATCCGTCGGCCCGCTCCGAAATCGGAGGAGCCGTTTGTCGCCGAGCCGGAGTTCAGGGAGACACCCATCGACGGCGAGCCGGTGATCGTGGAGACGGTGGAGGACGAACCGGAGGCCTGACCTTCGGCCCCACCCTGTCGGGGGCAAGCCTGCAGACCATAAATAGTGAGGAGGCCCCCGTGTCCTACAGCCTTGCCATATCCAACGGCGATCTTGTTCAACAAGGGTCGCGGCTCGGTCTTGTCTATGGGGTCGACAAACTACGCCAGGACATCAACTGCTGGCTCCTGGAGCGCTACGGCGGCGATCGCTTCCACGTCAATATGGGGTCGATCCTGCAGGAGTTCATCGGCGGGATCATCAGCGAGTCCAGTCGGGCAGAGGTTCAGGCGGAAATCTTCCGGGTGCTGCAGAACTACCAGTCGATGCAGCTTAAGAGGTTCAAGGAAAATCCCCAGCAGCTATCGGCCAGCGAACTGCTGGTCTCCGTCGACGACATAGCCACCTCGGTCGGTTACGACACCATCTGGGCCTCGGTGAAGCTGCGCAACGGGTCCAACCAGAGCACGACCATCAAAGTCGCGACCAACGCCTAGTGGAGACCCTTGAGTTATGTCGAAAAATCCTGACGCCGTCGCCAAAGAGATTCTCGCCAAGCTGGCCCTGACGGCACCTGGTTTCAGCCTGGAATTAGGCACCCCGGAGCGCAAGATCGTCGACGCGGTGGCTGAAGCCATCAGCGAGGCCTACATTGATCAGTACCTGATCGGGTCGCTGCTCGACATCGAGTCCAAGGCCGGTCTGGAACTGGAGCAGTTCCTCGGAATCTTCGGTTTCGGCCGCCTGCAGGGCAGGAGGGCCACAGGAACTGTCCGGATCGAACTGAACAACGCCAACGCCCAGGACATCAACATCCCGTCCGGCAGCCAGTTCTACACCCGCCAGTCACTTCCGGGAAGCGGCAACCCGCTGTACTTCTCGTCCACCCAGGCGGTGGTCATCCCGGCAGGCTCCTACCTGGCTGACGTCCCCGTAGAGTGCACCGACGTCGGAACGGTAGGCAATGTGCCGCCCGACAGCGTGGTGTTCGTAGGGGACGTCCTGGGGGCCACTTCGGTCACCAATCTGCAGGCCTTCACCGGCGGTGTGGACGTCGAGACCGACGAGGAGTTGCGGCAGCGGTTCAAGGACACCTTCCTGCGGTCGATCACCGGCACCGAAGACTGGTATCTCGGCCTGGCCTACCAGAACAAGAACATCTCCAAGGCGGCCTGCTTCGGCCCGATCCGCAAATACGCGACCCAGATCGAGGTGCCCAACACCTCGGTGAGCCTGGACGCTTACGTCAGCGACGACGTCAAATACGCCTGGGACGGCGACTGGCACGTCTCGGTGTTCAAAAATCTCGGTCAGGAGGACGAGAAGTTCTATCGCCGCAACATCGACTTCACCTGGGTGTCCGGCTCGTCGCCGTCCTTCGGGAGAATTTCTGACGGCGATATGGTGGTCGGTGACGTCGTTGATCTGGAGTTCGAGTTCACCACCCGGTCATCGCGCAACGACCCGGTCAACGGGATCACCAACAAGATCGACGTCTTCGTCAACGGCTCCGACCCCTACACCGTGACCGAGCGGACTAAAGTTCCGCCCTCCAACGGGGCGACTGCGGTGGTGCTGTCCTCCGACGAGGACGACCAGCTTTATGCCGGAAGTTTCGCCCGGGTAGGTTCCTCCGGTTCCCCAACGGCGGGCAACCGATTCACCCGCCTGGGCAGCACCCCCATCATCAGCTTCCCGAGCATCATCACCGTCTCGACCACCAACTCCGGAGCCTCCGGCGGGGTGACGAGAACGAACTACCAGCAGGGTATCGACTACCACCTCCTGCGCCCGGCTCCCGAACTGGTAGTCACACCCACCACCCTGCTGGCCGGGTCGCCCTACGAGATCGCCGGAATCGAGTGGACGAGCACCGGCCCAGCCGCCGGGACAGCGATCACCCTGAACTACATCTACAACCGGGTTCCCGAAGTTATGCAGGCGGTCATCAAGACCTCGAAGCAGATCGCCACCGACGTCATGGTGCACCAGGCCGGATACCAGCACCTGAAGATATACCTCTCGGTCGAGTACGACCGTGGGTTTGTCGTCACCCAGGTCAACAATGCGATCAACGAGCGGCTGCGGTCATACTTCGCCGGAATGCCCTTCGGGGCCTGGATCGAGATTTCCGACCTCACCCTGGCCGTCCATCAGGTTCTCGGTGTCGACAACGTCAAACTCACCTACGCCGACGATCCTGGAGTCGACCCGGTAGCCAAGGATTATGGGATCAAGACCTACGGCGATTCGGCTGACGTCGTCTCTCTGACCGAAGACCCATACGAGGACGACTTCAAACTGCGCGACAATCAGCTTCCGGTGTTTCTTGAGGCGATTATCAGACGGCGGGCAAACCGATGATGGGAGTAATCCGCATGGCTAACCACCCCCTCAAGCCAGACCCCCATCACGCGGCGTACATCGGACTGGTAATGAGCCTGGTCGCCTTCGGCTTCGCTGTAGCGGCTCTAGGCGCGGCGCTGGCGATGGGGGTGCGCTGATGTCTTCACCGGCCTGGCCTTTGATGCCTCCGAAGTCCACCGAGACCCGGCTGGAACATTTCGATGAACAGCTGTACACAGCCGATTCGACCACCCTGCTGTACAAGTTCGTCGACGCCCTCTGTGGCGACGCCGGTGCGGGGAGCCTGAAGAAGGAGATTTTCCTCCAGCGCCTCTCGGGTGCCCTGGACGGCATCTACGGCTCCGACCTGGATTACATCTTCGGCAACACCCGGGTGCTGTCCCGCGTCTCGTCGGAGGCGTACACCTACAACACCACGAACCAGATGCTCACCTCTGACCAGTGGGACGAGGTGATGGCCAAGGACGCCCTGTACCGCAACCGCATCCGGGAGTTCTTCATCGCCGCCTCCAGAGGCGGCACCGCTGAAGGGATTCGGCAACTGGTTCACGCCGCCATATCTTGTGACTGTCAGGTTCTGGAAAACTGGAGATATATTGATTGTGCAGATGAAGAGACAGAAATCCTTACTCGTTCAGGATACAAGCGTTATTCTGAGCTAAAAGAAGGTGAGGAGGTACTTACACTGAACATATCTTCCGGGTTAGCGGAGTGGCAGACCACCACCAAGATCAACGTCTTTCCCGTAATTGATCATGAAATGCTTTCTGTAGAGATGGGCGGCAGACACTCCTCCTTAACCACCATGAATCATCGCTGGCCTGTGAGCAGTAGGATTAAAAACACCGAAGGAATCCGTGGGTATTCAGACATTCGCATTCGTACATCCGCCGAAATAACAACCGAAGACAGATTTATTCGAGCCGCGCCAGCAATAAAATTAACCGATTTCGCTAAATTTTCTGACTCTCTTGTCGAACTAGTCGCTTGGTTCGTGACTGAAGGTCATGTTCATGCCCAATCATCAGTTGTCACTATTGTGCAGTCCCACGCAGTTAATCCCACCAAAGTGGATAATATCAGGGCAGCTCTGACCACACTCATCGGAACTTCTGTCAAGAATTTTGATCGCACCGGGGCAAGAAAAGACCAAAGCCCTGCTTGGCGAGAATGGGTAAGTTGCTCTAAACCGGACATTACTGTATTTCGGCTTAATTCGGCTGCCGGGCGACTGTTGATCGCCCAGGCTCCTG